AGAGACATAGGTTCCATACCTTGCTCTAACATGTCCTCAACATATTTTAGATATTCTTCTTCTAGTTGAGCCATCATCATTTGTTGCATTTGTTGTGGAGACTTAGGACCTTCATTACCACTATACTTTATAGATGGTGCGTTAGTCTCTAGTTCTTCTGAAATTTGTATATCTTCTATTCCCATGGTTTTGTCAGTTTACTTTGTTTTTCCTACTAAATCAAGAGTTGGCATGATAACTTTTACATCTTGTGCCATGTCTTCATTCTTATACCCTTTAGCTTCCCAGTCTTTTCTTGTCTTAAAAATCTCTCCAGTTTCCTTGTGTCTGTAAGTTTCTTCTACTTTAGCATCATATACTTTCATTATGTTGTTACCTCTTTCTTAATATTTAGATAGCTAATAGCTACATCAAACGAATCTGAGCTGCTTGATTGTACTGTAAAGGCTTTACCACCCTCTACTATTAGCGGTTGAGTTAATAATTCTGTTGTAACATTTGCTGTTAATGCTGCTGATTTAATAGCTGTAATACTGTTGTTTGTAACAGTCACCGTAGGTGTGCCAGCTGCTGTAACAAGTATTGATTTAATAACAATAGTTTCATTGACTGCAGGAATACTAGCACCCAAAGGTGTCAGAGCGGCACCACTTGTACTGTTATCTATACCTACAAATTTATATTGGTTTACTACTGCCATTAATCTAAAAAGAAACTTCTAGCTTCTATCTCCTGTTTTAATTCTTCTTGAAACGTTGTATTTAATTTTTCTAACACCGCATCTAAATCTCTAACTAAAGACTGTGCTACGTCTTCTTCATACTCTGAACTTGCTCTAGTTAATGATTGTACTATCTTAGCCATTATAAACTTGCAATGCCCCCTCTTCTATAATGATGACTACCACTAGCTCCTTGATAACCACTTCCAGAATGTCCACCACTACTTTTACTACCAGTGCTACCAGTGCTACCAGTGCTACCAGTGCTACCATTGTTACCGGCATTATCATTAGATTCTGTTTCAAAACCAAAATTAGCACCATGATCAATTATACCATCAATTTCTACAGCACCTGCACTACTATCTAATAATGCTTCTCCATAGTTTCCGTAATCTTTTCCAGAAGTTATTCGATCTGTAATTTTATCTAATCTTTTATCTGCTATTCTTTGATCTCTAGCAGCTTCGTATGCAGATTGTGTATCATAACCTGTTAATTTTTTTCTATTTTTATTTAACAAATAAATTGCACCAGCACCCAATGTCAAAGGTGCAATTGCACCGCCACTAATTAAAGATTTAATACCTGTATTAAATGCACTTTTTTTTAACATGTTCATAGGATTTAAAGATATGTTACCGTCTGTAAAAGGCATACCAAATGTATATTTAGGGTTTTGTTGTTGTTGATCTATCCCTAAAAGTTTTGCGGCATAATTTAAACCCATGTCAGTAAGTTTACCTTTTCCGTATTTTAAAGCTATAGAAGTTAATAAAGATTCCATTATCGTCTTCCTCCAGTTTGTATATCTAACCTAAAAGTTCCTAGTTTCCAACTAGTATCTACTGCCGTATTAGATATTGTAAGAGCTATAGCTCTACCTCTAGCTCGTGTGTCTACTTTATCTGTTGTAGAAGATACTGTAAACGGACCTAACGATGAGCTTGCAGCTGTGTCGTTTGGATAATTTCTTAAATCTAATTGTACAATAGCGTTTCCTTGTTGTGCTATAAAATCTGGTATAATTCTACTAACTCTCATAATGTTTTCTCCATCACCTCTAAGATCACCTAAGTTAGTTGCAGCTCCTCTAATAACTTTTTGTGTAATATCATAATCACCAGATGTAATATTAGCTGGAATTGCAACAGCAGCTGTTGCTGCTTCTTGTTGATTAACTCCTGTTTCGTGTTCAAAATAAACTGTGCTTCCATCTGTATTACCTCTGACATCAAAAGAAGTGTCAGCTCCTGCACTATATCTTGTTGCATGTGGTAAACCAAATACAGCAGAATCTTCCCATGTTGTTCTAGGAAATAAAGAACTTGCATTAGTAAACCATATAGGTCTTTTAGCTGTTGAATCTAAATAACTATATGTAACTGATCTAGTGTTTACATTAGATGTAGATGTTGGATAAAACCAAGTAATCTCACCAAACAAATTATTAATACCACAATAAATTAATTGATTTGATGTAGTATTAAGATCATCATAAACATAGTCTTCAACTAAACAATCCATAGATTCTAGTTTACCTGTATATCTAAAGAAACCATTATCAGACATCCAGTACGCAGCACCATCAACCTCTACTGCTGCATTCATACCAATCAATCCACAGTTAGTACCAACTTGTTCGAAAGCAAATGTAAATGGAGTTCCTACAAATCTCATAGTAAATAAAGAAGTATCACTCCAAACATAAATAGCATTTCTACCTAGTTTAGCACCCATGATCCGTGATCCGGCGGCCAGTCTTTGTGTACCAGCACTATTTTCAGCTGTAGGTGTGTAATCTGTAATATCTTCTTGAGATGAAAATCTAATAAACATATCATCTTGTGTAGTCTTATTACCAATAGTTGTTTCTGTTCCAAAAAATACTAAGTGACGGTCAGGAGTAGATACTAACATATCCCGTGACGCTGTTGGTGCACCTGATATGATAGTTGCTCTTGTTGCTGTAGCATCAGCTGCATCACCGTCCCACTGAAAACATTCTCCGTTATGTATCAAAGCTATAAGAGTTGATCCTAAATTGTCCAAGGACCATAATCCTGGATCTGTTACTTGGTCAGTGTTAGCTGCTGGTGATCCCCATCCAGTAAAACCAGATGAATTAGTTACTGTTGCACCATTAGAATGAGTAGTAGCTGTTGATCCTCTAGCTCCTCTTCCTATACCCGTTAGTTTATTTCCAGAAATACCTGTATATGATATTTCTTCTGTTCCTATCGTAACATGGTTTGTACCTGTAGACGGAAATCCTGTTGTATTCGTCAATGTAATTTCTGTAGCAGAACCATTGTTTCCGCCTGATGTAGCACTGATTGCTCCGTTTAAAGTATTTGTAATTGAACCTAATAAATTACCACCCCATAATGCAATACCCCAACCAAAAGATCCTATCTGTTCAGCTGGACCCACATGATAATATTGATAGTATTTAACACTACCTGATGTAGTTGCACCAGAACCGGTCTCATTACTATCCATAGTAATAGTTAAAGTTGTAGGGGTTGGTACACTTGTTACCATATATTTTATGTCATCAAAATCTGCAGCACTATAATTAGAATTAGTTGCAGCTGAAAAATCACTAAATGTAATAATGTCTCCTGCCACAAACGTATGTGTTCCTGGAAAAGTAATAGTGACTGTTGGAGATCCATTGGTAGTGGTAAAACAATTAGATAAAGTTGTACCTGATGGATTAACTAGTGGGTGTATATCATAATATACTCCACCAGAATATACATATAAAATTCTGTTTGTGCCTATTGCTGCAAATTTAGTAGATGCTTTATTTACAAAATGATGTAATCCTCTTGCAACTCCTGTAAGTTTTGATTCACCTAGTTGTTGCCAACCACCTATCTTCTCAGGTGTACCATATCTAAAACGTACATTTTCTCCATCTATCCATTGAGACTCTGCACCTGTTGATGTGACTTGTTTATTGAACCCTGGTAAAAAACCTAATTTTTGTAACATATAACTCCATTTATGTATTCCTTATTGGTGGAATACCTAACATCGGCCTTCTGTCGAACCTGTTCTTTTCAGCAAAAGGACCATTTACATGGTTATAATGAAGAAACACTTGTCCGCAAGTAGTTCCTTCAAAAGGTTCTCTCCAATGCTCTAATTCACATCCACTATATACCAGCATATCGCCTACTTCAAGCAGGACTTTTGTGCCTTTTGGAGCGTCGGGTTTATGTATTTTTTTGTATTCATCTATAACAGAATTAGCACCTGTGCCATCTATAAAAATAGGCCAAGGATCACCACCTAAATGTACAGTAGTAGATATCTCACAACTAGGTCTATCTTTATGTCTTTTTAATTCATCGCCGTGTTTATATAATCTAGCGTAGGAATAAGTAGGACATAGCTCTAAGCCGGTTTCTTTTTGCATTACTGGTAATACTTTAACAAGTAAAGTTTCCATTACATTATCAGCATAATGTGAGTATGTATTTGGAATCTGTTGATCAGTCCATGTACCAAACATACCGTTGTCATAAGTTATGTTATTGTCATACATAAATTTAACTGCATCTCGTTTAAGAAGAAAATAGTTAAATATAAAGTTAGCTAACTCGTAGCTTACTGCACCTTTAATTACTTGATATTTATTGAAAGCCATCTTGTATAAAATTAAAACTTACTGATATTCTTATATTGTTAGATTCATTAGGTTCAACTGAATGCCATAACCAAGAAGGAAACATAATTATTCTATTTACTCTTGCATCTAAATGAACTTCTCTCCATAAATGTTCAGGAGGTTGTCCATTAATTCTTGCAGGCATATTAGATTGTATACCAGGTCTTGGATCATATAAAACTATTTTACCACAATTAGGTTCAGCTTGTACGTAATACACACCACTAAATAAACTGTTAGGATGTATATGAGGTTTATTATATCCACCTTTGTAATTTATATTAGCCCACATATTACCTAATCTTGGTTGTCTATCTAACCATTCTTGTTTAAATATTTCATGTTGCATTTTAAATAACTCATCTACTAAAGGTTTAAATTGTGGCATTTCATGCATATTGGTTTGACTATGCCAACCATTAACATTTGTTTTTTTAACACCTCCATCTTGTTTAGACCAAGCAACAATATCATTAGCTAGTTGTTGATTATTTAGTTTAACATCTTCAGCATGTATAAGTGTTGGGAAAAATCCTTGAGTTATCATCTAAACGGTTTACCTCCAAACCAACAAACTAAAGATTGTCTTATTCCTTTTCTTACGGGGTTAACTCTGTGATTTAAAAATGATGCAAATATAATTGCATGACCTTGTTTAAGTTCTGCAAATTTACCTGGTGCCATCAACTCTAAATCTCCACCTTCAAATTCTGATGGATCATTTAATAATAATGTCATTGATATTTTTCGCACCGGTGGTTCGTGTTCCATGTTCACATCACAATCCATATGCCAATCATAGAATCCACCTTCTGGATATTCTGTAAACTGTGCATTTTCTGATACCTGTATGTCACCAAAACCAAAATGATTTTCATTGGCTGTTTGTATAAAATTATTAAGGTCACGATACATGTGTCCCATTTCATTAAAAGGTATCCAAGATATTGTGGTTACTCTTTTCTTTGTATCCGTTCCACCTCCTGGTTTACCCATACCAACCTGTGCTTGTTGTGGAGGTTGTTTTCTTCCACACTCTATGATCTGTCTACATTGATCAGGTGTGAATAATGGTGTGGTAGTTTGAACTATCCAACTCTTCCATTTAGGTTCTTTGATGTGTCTGTTTTCGTACATTAACTTACTCCTCTATTTCTAATTGGGTCATACTGCACATCCATATTTGCAGCAAGTGTTCTTCTATATCCTGGTCCATTAAACGGATAAACGCAGTGTCTCATGTCATATGGAAAGATATAAAAATCTCGTTCTTTAATATCTGGTTGATAATCTACATTTGCAAAATGTCCATTAGCTGAACCCAGTATCTGAAGTTTACCATTTTGCGGCGACTCTGCTGCAGAGTATTCTACACCATAAGACTCAGGTAATTTTAAAATCATAACAGAGGATAGACCTGTAAACAATGATCCTTGGTGCACGTGCACTGGATTGTATTCATGTTCAAACATAGTATTAACCCACACAGAATTAAAATGTAAATCATATTGTCTGACTTTATTCCATTCTAAATAATGTCTAAACTTTTGTTCAAACCACTGTAACACATTATTAGGTAAATGATTATGT